TCAGGAATTAATGTAATTCTTGAAGATGTTGTTATTGCAGTTGCTAAATCATCATAACAAGTAATAACTATTGATGGGTCTGCTGAATGATCGTGTGCGGGGTTAGATTTAATTCTAAGCATCTGCCCCTCTCCAGCAGCATCATTGACATATAGGTACCCATTTTGATATTGATTTAGCGTAATGTCTGTACCAGCAGTTTCTACTGAAATAGCTGTTTCCCCTGCGGCTACGCCTGCAGTTGGTGTTAAATCAAAGTGATGTGCTATTGAAGCAGCGTGAGTTACACATTTACCTGCTGTAACGGCTGTTGCTGCTAATCTACCATAAGCATAAACAGTATTACCATAAAGTAATCTACTGCCTAAAGGAAATAACTCTGAAAGCCCTGAAGTAAACGGGTCAACTGTTCCATATTGAGAACCACCTTTACCTACAATAAAATCGGCTGGTCCATACCCTGTTGCTGCAACATATTGAGTATGTCCGCCAGCATCTGTAAAGATATTACCATCTGAATTAATTACTAAACCATCAGTGATGGCTCCTGTTGCTGCTGTTACATCAATAGTTTTAAAACCATTCTCGGACCGGACTGGTCCATTAAACGTTGAATTTGCCATAATTTCCTCCTACGGAAATAAGTTCTATAGTCTCGGCTTGTCTGCTAGGTCAGTCGATAGAACAAACATAATTATCCTAGTTTTTTGATTGTATATCATTCACCTCAAAAAGAAAAGGGAGCCGAAGCTCCCTTATCATTTATTCACAAAAGTGAATTAGGCTCCGGGACTACCGAATATGCCTCTCCAGTCACTAAAACCGAAACTGTACCGCTCACGTGCTTTGTATCTTACATTACCAGTTTCGAAGTCTCCTTCCATACTAGTAGATACAGCAGTTCTAACGAAATGTTTCAATCCGTTAGGTACGTCAGTTTTGATGAAAAACGCATCAGTATCTGTTAGATAATGATTCACAACGTAGCCTTCAGATACCATTCCCATGTTTCTGATTGCATTGATGTCATTATCTGACGTGCCGACACGTCCCGGAGTTTCCATAAGTCTATCTGCTACGAATTGTAAAGCAGGTGGAATTATTAGTTTCCGAGCTTGTGCGTTGACTTTCATGTTTCTTTCATCTTTAAAGTCAGCAATATCAATCAATGCTTGTTCAAGTGAAGTTTCATTTAAGTCAGCTGATGTAGACAGCTCATTTTTCAAAGTCACGTTAGCAACAGTAGGGTGAGCAGTAGAACATAACTCTACTCCGTCACCACCAACAAATGAAGAACTAAACGCATTGTTTAATACGTTAGCCGCTTTCACTTGCTTAGTTTGTTGCATAGACCGTGCTAAAGCTCTTGTGTATCTTGAAGATAGTGTATCGTAGAGGTTATCTTCGATAGCTTCTTCTGTCAACGCAAACGCTAACGCTACAGTCTCGTGTGTATAACGCGAACTAAAAGATTCTTGAGCTGTATCATAAATGACCGCTGCTCCTTCTCCTTTAGTCGGTGCTTCCCCAAAACCAGTCAACATTACTTCTTCCTCGAATGCTCTTTCAGAACTTTCGGTGTCAAAGATGTCTTCGTGTTCATTATTATACCGTTCATACTCTAAACCAAAAAGAGCATGGAGTCCGGGGACAAGTTCTTTAACGAGCTGCGCTCTATTTATCGCCATATCATATTCTCCTTAGTTAAACTGCAAACGTGTTAGTTGGGAACGTAAAGTATCCTCTCGCAAAAGCACCTATTGAGTTGCTTGGTTGCGAAGCGAATCCTACGTTCAAAGCTACACCGCTTGAAGTAGTTGCTGTGACCCCTTCTTTTGATCTACCGTTGACAGTACTGCCCGCAGTAGTAGAAAGAGTGTATTTACTACCAATGAAACTTACTGCAGGAGTTCCTGCTGTAAACTGAGCCTCGTAAACGATCGCTGGATCGTTGTAAACGAGAGCTTCTGCATCGGCACCACCAAGGGTAGCCGTGCTGCCAGTCCAAACTTTAGAAAAAGTTGGAGTGCCATCGGTTGCTGTGAAAAATACCCCATAAAATACGCCTACGGGTGTGCCTGTCGCCGTGCCTTGAATGACATAACCACTAGATAAATTTACAACATCTCCACTGAAGATAGATGCCGATGCTTCACTTGCGATTCTCATTTTAGCAGGACGAATAACACCACCGTACATATGATATGCGGGAGTAAAACCATCAGGTTTATCTGTGTTAGCCATTATTTAGCTCCTTTATATATGTTATTAATCGTCAATTATTTTTTACTTCCAAATGCGACTTTAGAAGACCTTTGGATATCACTATCTTTTATAGGCATTCTACCGTCGCTTTCTCGCATATAGTTCTGATCAACACCGTCCATAGCGGATTTCGCTTGGTCTTTAAAATAAGCGTTTCGCTCGTCCGCTGTTTCAACAGGTACTTTAGCAAGAATTAAACCTCCTACCCCTATTACTCCTACATTACTTCCACTATCAATTGTTGGTGCTTCAAAATCTGGATAATCTTCTGCTCTCACAGGTTCGTATCCTTCTCGTATGCGTTTAGACATATTAGATTTATCATCCTGTCCTCGTGTGGCTTCACGTATCCACCTAAACTGATATCCAGCAGGTGGTGTGGGTGCGTCTAACATCGACGGGGGCTTCCAAGGCGTTCTGCGAGTTTGAGAGACTCGTGTCTCGGCAGATCGTGAGTTTCGATCCGTTGTGACGTTTGTATCTTTATTTTCTATAGTCATTTTATACTCCTTCAACATGCTTAGCATATTCTTCAAGTGGCACGTTTAGTCTTTTAGCTATTGCTACTTGACTAGGCGTTAGCTTGATTTTGCGTGACGTTTTTCTTCCTGTAGCACCTCTAGTAGAGGCAGCAACCTGTTGCACGGGGGCAGACTGCTCTTGAGAAAACTTATGTGGGAAATTTTCTTGCATTTTTTGATCAACTTGAGAGTAATAATTATCAGAAGCAGGATCAATTCCTGATTCTACTAATTGTTTATGTACTCCGAAAGCTGCAAAAGTCATAGCTTGATCATCTCCAAACCACTCATTCCTAGCTGCCCATGCTTCTGCTTTTGGATCTGGACCTGCGGTTTGTTGTGGCTGTAAAGTCGGTCTATACGCTTCAACAGGAACTTCTTGAGAGGTTTGTTTAGCTCTAATTTGTTGCTGTGCAGATATTCTTCTAAGATTCTCTGCCTCAGCACTCGCTCTAGATAATTTTTCAGTTGCATTAGCAACACCATCCCCATCTCCTGATTCTTGAGCTTCCTTTAAAAAAGACTTAGCCCGTTCTATATCGGATTGTACCCTGTTATCGTACTCTTTGAAAAGGGAAGAATCGGAATTTTTTAACTTTTCTTTTAAATCCGTAGCTGTTACATTAACACTTTGAGCGTAAGTAACGGCTTCATCCCTCTGTCTTTCTGCTTCTCGCATCTTATACGTTAATTTATCAATACGTTTTTGTACTGACTCAGTAACTTGATCTAATTCATCTTTCGGCTTAGAAATAACTTTTTCTTCCACCACTTCGTCTTTAATTGAATCATCTACGTCTGCTGCGTGTATATCTACCTCCCCTTCAGGAAGTTCTAGTTCTATTACTTCTGCTTCTTGTTGCATGGTCTTCTCCATGATTGTTTATGATAAAATTGCTTCGGGATCATCTATACAGGCTAAAATCTCATCATCATTTAAAAGACGCATATCGCCACCTTCTATTTGAAAACGAGCTCCAGCATATCTGCCAAAAATAACCCAATCACCTTCTTCACACCAAGCGCCGTCAGGAAACTTATTTAAATCTCCATACGCGTCTGGACCTTTAGCGACAACATAACCAACAACAGTTGCTAGTCTTTCTTTATCAACGGTTGATTTAGCTAAATGTATACCGCCTTTAGTAACGCTTGAGGCTGTGAAAGGTAATATTAAAATACGATACCCCGTTGGACGTGGTAACTTATTTGCATGTTTTTCTAAATTATCTGGTGTAATTACGGGTTCTTCGGTTTTATCAACCATCCGTCCTTTACTTCCAAAGTTGTCTACTCTATCTGGAACAGTTTTACTGGCGACATTAGTCATTTGCATCCTCCATATTAGAATGTAGGGATTGAATTTCCTGTTCAGCGAAACTCAATCCTGCGATTTCACCAACTATCCTTTGGTATTGCTCAAAATTCTCAATACTTCCAGATGCTAGTGTTTGCGTAAGAGCTTCTTTTCTCTCACGGTATTTACGGAGCAAATGCTCCGTTGCTATGATATAGTCCATTATTTAATTGATCTATACCAAAGAAGTCCTTTCGTCTGTCCATAAGCTGCTTTTACTTTAGCTTTTTCAGGAGTGTCTAAACATACTCCAGCTTCAACAGTTTGAGTTCTAGTTTTGTCTTCTACACTAGGAAAACTAGGGGCAGCCTTTGCTTTCTTAGGGGAAGGAGACGGATATTTTTTCATATTGTCATAAAATTCACGCATTGTTACTCTCCGTTTTGGTTCCTACTTTCCCGAACTGTTTTAACTAATTCGGTGTAATTTTTATCAGCATCCGCTTGAGCTTTTTGATCTAAGGCTTGGGCTTTCTGCTCTAGTTCTTGTAATTCAACCGCTGTCTTCGTATCTGCAACTCTAACATCAGCATCTATCTTCTGAAGTTTAATATCTGCCTCACGTTGGTCTTTAGTTTCTTTCTGCATTAATTGTTCTTTTTCAAGCTGCAGTTGTGCTTCAAACATTTCACGTTGCGGATCTTGTTGTGCTGCTTGTTCTGCCTGAGCTAAGGCTTGGGCTTGTCCTGTAACTTGTTGTGTGGCTTGGGCTGCAGCAATTGCTATTTGACTTTCAATTTCTGGAGGTACTGCTTGTCCCGGAGGCGGTAACTGCATACCTTGCTCAGCTAAAATAGTTTCAATTTGAATTCTATATTTTAGAGCTTGATGTTGTTGTATGTGTGCTTGTAAAGCAGCAACTACTGCAGGATTTTGTTGTATCATTGGGTTTTCTAAAAACGCAGTATGTGCTGCTATGTGTGCGTCGTGATTTTGTTGTGGGAATGCTTGTAACGATATATTATTTAGCACGTCCATGTTTTCTAATACCGGATCTTTAGGTTGAACTTCTTCTTCCGGAGGTAATACTGAATCTATGTCTTTTATGTTTAAAGCGATGTACATTTTACGATATGCTTCGCGTAAATTGTGTAATTCAGGCGCGGCTTGCGCCATTTGTAGCTGTGTCTGCGCTAAAGTGATTCTTTGTGTCATACTAAAGATATTTGGGTCACTAACCGGAATTACGTCTACATTTGTGTCAAAATCGGTCTTAAAGACGTTTTCTGAGCCTCCTTGTACTTGATACGGGTATTCAGGCGGTAAAAACTCACCAAATACTCTTTTTAAGATTTTAAACTCAGTTCTTTGTGCGTAATGCAATCTTTTATGGATTGCGGACATAACACGTTGCCCTTTTTCTAACAAAGCAACTGTTGTACCTACAGGAGCTTCGGAATTACCGTCTCCTGTTGGACCTTCTACTGTAGAAGCGAATTGTTTACCTGAATCAACTAAAGCACCTAACAAACTAGCTAAAGTGCCGCTTGGTTCTTTATAAGGTAACGGTAAAAATGCATCTTGTAATCGACCTCCGGGAGCGTCAACATCTCGCCACTCTCCGGGTTGTAGTGGATCATCATGTCGTTGAATATTTAAACCACGTGCTTTAAATCCAGCAGGTAAGTTAGCCAGTGTTCCTGCATCAATTAATTGACGCAAGATTGAGGTAACTGATTTAGTTAAACCTCCCATCATGTGAATTAAACCAAAACCATAGAAACCAAGTCCCGGAAGAAACTTATAATGAGTAAAATATTGTACTTTTTTACGCATTGGGTCTTTTTCATCGTAGTTTGGACGAATAGACAGTACTTTATTGTTGTCTTTACAGATAGTAACGATGTATGGCAACCTTAAACCTGTTTCTTCACCGCTTTCGTCAGTGTCTTCGTGTCCTTCTAGGTCTAAATCAACGTGCATCTCTAATAAAGTAAATTCTTCGTCACTTATCGTTCTAGTTAATCCTTGTAATTCTTCAATTTTAGCATCTACTGGAGAAGTATCAGAAGAACTTTCAGGAGAGTTCATATCGGTATCTACATAAAACCCAGAAATCTGTAATTTGCGTAATTCATTCTCTGCCATGTGTATTACATGGGTAATTCGTGGTGAAGTTAGTAAATCTACCGCATAATAAGGCACAACTAGGTCTTCTGACTTAACAAAACGAGCAACAGCCCGTCCTACGGCAGGATCATAGTAAACTTTCTTAAAAGCAGAGCCTGCTAAGGGTAAATAAAACAAAAGTTGATCCATTTCAGGGTCATATTCTTCCATTTTATAGGTTATTTGGTAATTCATGAAGTTTTTAACGCGATTTGCCTTTTCTAGCTTCTCGTCGTCAGATAATCCTAATACTTCGGTATCTACTGGACCGCCAGCAGGTAATAATTCTTTGTAAGCCTGTGCTTGAAACTGAGTTACGGCTTCTGCAAGTATTGGGTGATGTACTCCAGAGGCTCCAACAAAAGGTTGTGATCTAGATTCAGAGTTTATACCTAATAAATCTAAACCATCGACATATGTTT